TCCGAGCCGGCGGCGTAGGTTCCGAGCGACGCGGTGCCCTTGAGGATGCTGATCTGGACGCTATTCACTTCGTCCTTCTCGTTGGCCTGCGCCTCGACGATGTCGGTCAGGACGTTCTCGCTGTAGGGCCAGTTGATATCGAGCCCGACGGTGCCGGCTGACTGCGGGCCGCCGACGCCGGTGATGACGGGACGACCGGAGTCGATGATGCCCCGGACCTGCTGCAGCCACACGGGCGGCATGACGCCGGGGTTGTCGCCGGTGACCTGGTCGAACAGGGCCCGGGACTCGAAGCCCTCGAGGACGGCCTTGCTGTACTCGCCGTAGGAGCGGAACTGTGCGAGCGGGTGGATGGGCTCGGAGACGTGGACGACGGACTGGACCTCGCGGCGCAGCTCGTCAATGGCCTCGCGTGCCTGGATGTCTGCGACGACCGCCGGGGCGGCGTCCTCGACGGTTTCGACTGACATTGCATCCTCTTCTCTGATTGAACCGACGCCGGCGCTTGAGTACGCCGGCTGATGGGTGAGACTCACCTCAGCCAATGAGGCCTTGGTGTACACGATCGCGTTCTTGCCTTGGGTTCGCTTGGACTCGAGCGGGGCGAAACCGACGGACAGGCCACGGCTGGATCCCGTCCGCATGAGGGTCGCGGCATCACGCCCGAGGGAAGTGTTGACGACGTCGAAATCGATGTACAGGCCGTCGGGCTCGTTGCTGGCCGCCGTGATGACGCCGATCGGCTCGTTGTGCCGGTAGGCGAGAGGCTTGCCGACGACTGCAGCAGTATCGAATGCACCAGGCGCGAATGATTCCCGCATCCCGTCGTACTCGATCTCGACGCCGTAGGGGACGGCCATGCCGTAGCCGGTGCCGATGATGTCGCCGCCGTCGTCCGCACGGGTGTGCAGCAGCAGCGTGCTCGAGGTCGTGACCGTTCTCATCTATCCGCCCATCTGTACGAGGCTTGTCGGGGTGAGTCCGAGGGTGTTGAGGTCGATTACGGTGCGGGCCTCGTCGGGTGTGAGGACGCCTAGGGGGACGAGTTTCTGGACGAGGTCGCCGAGGTCGCTGGCGTTGCCGCGCAGGAACCCGCTTGTGTCGAATCGCACGGCGTGACCTCGAGGAGTGACGTCCGGCATGCTCAGCCGGTGGGTGAGCATGTCCATAACGGGGCGCAGGCTGATGTCGAGAAGCTGCCGATATAGGTCGACGCGGTTGGAGTATGTGAGCGACGATCCTGACACGCTGGCGCCGACCCACACGGGGTCGAGGTTCGCGATGCGCGCTATCCCGATGGCGGACTCGTTGCGTGCCTCGACGAGTGCGAGATCGCGGGCGGACCAGCCCATGCCCTTCGCCTCGATCGCGCTGTTGAGGTAGGCCGTGGCCCTGTTGCTCCTGGCTTCTTCCCATGCGGTCAGGAGCGCGTCCACTGTTGCCGCTGGAAGGTCGGCGCCAGTGTTCTTCAGGACCACGGTCGGCATGGGGTACTCGCTGTAGTTCAGCGTCGCGGCCTCGAGGGCGGCGGCTGTGTTGATCGCAGCGGCACCTGTCGACAGCCATCCGCCGAGCCCGTCGCCGTAGAACTTAATGACGTCGCGGGCCGGTACCGGGCTGCCGATGTAGTAGAACGGATCGACGGGCGGGAACTGGGTGTTCTGGTTCGCCGTCGAATGCGTGGTGAGGTCGGATACGTCGTCAACGTCCATCACCTGAATCTCGCGAGGAAAGCCGTCCCACGTCCGGTCGACGACCAGCCAGTAGGCCCGATCGTGGAGCAGGAGGTTCTCGACGGTCCTCGCGATAACGGACGTGTACGGCAGATAGGACGAGGGGCTGACGAGCACCTGCGCGGTTTCGATTGGTTCACCCGCTCGGTACGTCCGCAGGCCGAAACCGCTGATCGTGTGGGAATACGTCTTCATGGCGTCGACGAATGCGGGGACCTGCAGCGCGGCGGCCCTCGAGGTTCTGAACGACGACCCGGCGCCTTGGATCATCTGCAGCAGCGACGTCCCGGCGCCCTCGCGCAAAGCCACAGACGGCCCGCCCTCCATCGACCTTGGGGGGGACGGAGGGGCGGACCATCTCGGACGGGGAAACGCCACGGGGCCATATTACAGGTTTATAACGATTGTCAAGCACGTCGGCGGCTATGAATGATTGCTGTCGGGCGTTGGCGCTTCGTTGCCTGGGCAGCGGCGAACATGACAGCACGCGCCGCATACGAGGGGCCCTCACCCATCGCGCTCGATAGGACCCATCCGGCGTCCCGCTTGCTGATCCTCGACGCCGCGAAATGCTCCCGCAGCACAAGGCCCCCGTCGTGCAGGATGGCGCGCCGGTCGAACAGGTCGAGCAGGGCCTGTGTGCCGGCGACGGCCTCACGCTGCCCGACCAGTTCGTCAAACCGTTCGCCGAGCCGGTCGACGTATCCGGGGGTGACCAGGACGAACAACTGAGGATGCTCGGCGCGCAGCTGCGCTAGGCGCTCGTCGACCTGCTTAATCGTCCGCATAGTCGACACCCTGACGACCACGCGCTCGTCCTCGAGGACGCCAGCCACCGCGACGGCGTGCCCTTGCCCGTCGAATGCCGACTCGATCGCGACTGTCCATGTGCTCGACTCCGGCAGGTCGACGTCCGACGTCGTGTCGGCCCACTGGCTGTCCTTGAGCCAACTGCCCGACTTCGTAACCCACTGATTGCACCACTCGCGCCTGAAGCTCGATTCCTCGATCGTCGAGTGCTGCCGTGCGACGAACGCCTGCCGCTTCTCAGTCCATTCGGGCGACGCCCATGCCCAAGTGTCCGGGTCGTCGGGGTCGGCGTCCGCTGGCGCCGACCACTCGAGCAGCAGCGTGCCGGCTGGCGCGTCGAGCTGCTCGATAGCCGCCGATCGGTACTGGATCATTAGGTCGCTCGACGAGTCGCCAGCCGTCGACACCAGCCACAGCTGAGGCTGCTCACGCTCCGACATCGTCGGCATCACGGCGTCATCGATGACGTTCCGCTGAATCTTCCAAGCCTCGTCCGCGAACACCATGGAACAGGAGTACCCGACGCCGGCGGATTCGTTCGCCGCATGGATCAGCCAACGATCACCACTGGGCAGACTGATGCCGGCAGCCGTGTTGCCCCACCTGACTGTCCCCTTGCCGTATTTCTCCAGCGCCCACAGCCCCGCAGGCCGCAGCACCTCCATCGCCGTGTCTCGCTTGTTCGCCATGTGGAGGATGGTCTGGGGTTCGCCGAACAGGTCCGCGTGATGCAGGCGCCACATGCAGATCCCACGCGATAGCCACGACTTGCCCGACTGCCTCCCCACCGTCAGGACCACGACCGACCACACCAGGCGCCCGTCCTCGTCGTGCTCGAGGGCCCGGTCCAGCGCGTGCCGCTGCCACCCCCGCAGCCTCATGCCGTACACCTTCTCCAGCCATTCGGCAGCCGCTCCACCGTGAGTCCCCCGCACCGTCGCAGGCGCCCTAGTTTCGAGTCGGGGTCTCACCCATCCATCCGGGGCGAACTCGGGCCTCTCAGGTGCGCCCTTGGCCTTCCCTGACCCCTTGGGGGGATAACCGGCGGGGGCTGAGGGGAGTGACCTAGGCCCTTTGAAAGAACGGCTTGGGCTCTTGGCGTGGAGTTTCTTCGCGAGGTTTGATCCGTGCTTGCGATTGCAGTCGAGGTGGCTGATGCCGGCGCCGTCCATGCTGGGGAGCAGGTCGCCTGTCAGTGCCAGTGGTGGTTCGTGGTCTGCGCTGGCTCCCCACTTCGAGTTCCTCGGCAGGCTCATGTCGACCGGCATGTGGCACCGGATGCATACGGGCTCACACGTTGCCATGACCTGGGCGACCCACTGCCTGTAACCGGGGCCTCTCCTGTGGTTACTCATGTCGTCGAGCCGGTAACGGTTATCTGGTGGTTAAGAGATAACGGTTCGGGTGACATGGGTGTCACCCCTTCCCTCTATGGGGGGGTGACATGGGTGTCAGGGGGGGGGTGACACGGGTGTCACCCCCGACGGTGATGCGCTTACGCCATGTCCACAGGTTTGTCCCCACCTTGTGGACGCCGCATGTGCGCTCGATCCATCCGTCTGCCTCGATCTCGCGGAGGCAGCGTTGGACCTGTCGGCCTGAGACACCGGCGCGCCTGGACAGGCTGGAGATGGATGGCCAGCAGAGGCCGGTGTCAGTGTTCGCGTAGTCGGCTAGGGCGATGGCGACCATGCGCGTGCTCGGCGACCAGTGCGCGGGCGCGAAGTCGAGGACAAGGGCGATGGCTTGAATCATCTTTCGGCCCTCCTTTTCTGTCGCTTTCGCTCGTTGTATATGGCCTCGCATTGCTTGCAGCGCCATCGGCCCTTGTTGATCATGACGTGGCCCCGGATGCAAATGCCTCCCGACATTGACGCCGCGCTGCGCCTGCCTGTTGGGTTGAACGGTGCCGGCTCACGTTCAAAACGTAGGCAGGCCTCACAAGTGTCGATGAGTTCCATGAGTTCCTCGCACACTGGGCACCTCATGACGTCAGCCAAGGATCGTCCTCGATTGGCACGCTCGACCTCGAGGCCGGC